GGATATGTTATTGCTGCATCAATTGCAGTGAAACTCTCAGAACCCCAGATAGATGTCGTTCCATCTAGCTTCTTATAACCTTTAATTAGTTCAAGATGCTCTACATTACGCTTCATCGTATCCTTATATTCGTCAGCTGTTTCGTTATCTGCATCTCTATCTTTCCCAATAACTGTAACGCTATCACCTGCAGCTGCATAGATTGCTGCTACTTCATCGGCTGTTTTTTCTTCCATGATTAAATAAATAAATAAGGGTTAAACTTCAGTTTCAATTTCTGCAGGTTGTTCTTCCTGTTCTATCTCATCTACAGGAGCAGTTTGAGATAACGCTATATCATCTAAGATAGACAGCGCACCATTAATCTCATTGAGACGAATGGCTAGCTGCTGTCTTTCTAGGATAAGCTGTTGTGCTTTTTCAGCAAGTGTTAATGGGCGTTGTTCTTCAGTCATAATAAATTGTGTGTGAGTGGGTTATGCTGCCTCTAGGGCTGCAACTTTTGTAGATAGTTCTTTTATTGCGTTAATTATCATAGGAATGAAATTAGCTTGTCCAACAGTAAGAGCATCTGGATTGCTTTCATCAACAAGTCCTGTATACTTAATACCTGCTTCAGCTAAGACAGTTTGTATTTCTTGAGCAATAAAACCAGATTTAATTAATATGTCTGGATTTTCTTTTGAATCAACTGGGAATCTCTTTTCATCTCTATAATCCCAACGGAATTTACGTGGTTTTATTTTCTTAATAAAGTCAAGTCCTAATGTTAAATCTTCAATATCTGTTTTATCTCTTCCATCTGATGAAAATGTCCAACTTGAAGCACTATCATTGAAGTTTGCATTAACTGTTCCATTAGTTATAGCAACATAATTACTTTCGTTACCAATATTCATATTTTCACCAATTACAACATTATGTGATCCAGTTGTTGGACCCTGAGTAGCATATCCAAGCATGGTATTACTATCTCCAGTTGTAATTGTATAACCTGCACTTCTACCCATCAATGTATTCTTATCACCTGTAGTTACAGCAAGACCTGCATCTCTACCAGATGCTGCATTATTATCACCTGTTGTAACAACAAGTAATGCACGCCTACCAAAAGCAGAGTTATAGCTACCTGTAGTACAATAAGCTAGAGCGTTTTCACCAACCGCAGTATTTTGAGTTCCTGTAGTATTTCCACTCAAAGCATACTCACCATAAGCTACGTTTGATGATGCAGTGGTGTTTGCATCTAGAGCTCGATAGCCCATTGCAGTATTACTATTTCCTGTAGTATTAGCTGTTAATACTTCATGCCCAACAGCTGTATTATTTGATCCTGTTGTATCATGATCTAAAGTATCATGTCCTATAGCTATATTTCGATAACCAGTAGTAATATTATAACCAGACGACCTACCTATACAAACATTACTATATCCTGTTGTATTGGAACCCATACTTGCGTATCCAATAGCAACATTACTAGCAGCAGTTGTATTATAACCTAAAGCACCATAACCTACAGCTACATTCTCTCCTCCTGTAGTATTTGCATCCATTGCATAACTACCAACAGCAACATTATAGTTTCCTGTAGTATTAACTTTTAAAGAATCACCACCTACAGCTACATTATCTATTCCTGTAGTATTAGCAGTTAATGCATATGAACCTAGTGCTGTAGCATTAGAAGCTGTTGTATTTTCTTCTAGTGCTCGGAAACCAAGAGCAGTATTATTAGCTCCTGTAGTATTTTTCTCTAACGCTTCAAAACCAACTGCAGTATTATAGTGAGCTGTAGTATTTGACATTAAAGCTTTAAGACCTAATGCTACATTATGAGCACCTGTAGTATTAAGTTTAAGTGCAGAATAACCGACAGCTGTATTATCAGCACCAGTTGTATTTGTTAATAATGCATAAGCACCTGAGGCTGTATTATAACTACCTGTAGTATTTGCAGACAGAGATGCATAACCACATCCTGTATTATAAATTGATGTAGTATTAGCATCTAAACTATAAGCACCGAAAGCAGAGTTATATTCTCCTGTAGTATTAAGTTGTAAAGCATATGCACCTGTACTAGTATTTTCATCACCAGTTGTATTAGCTTCTAAGGCTTGTGAACCTACAGCAGTATTATAATTAGAAGTAGTAGTTCCCTTTAATGCTTCATATCCAACTCCTGTATTTTGAGTTCCTGTCGTATTAGCTTGTAAAGCACTTCTACCTACAGCTGTATTATAAGCTCCTGTAGTATTAACATATAAGGCTGTCCTTCCTACAGCTGTATTATCAGCACCAGTTGTGTTTTCATATAAAGCAGCAAAACCTACTCCTGTATTACTATCTGCTGTAGTATTTTTATATAAAGATCTATATCCTACAGAAACATTATCAGATCCAGTTGTATTAGTATAAAGTGCTTGATAACCTATAGAAGTATTCTCATGACCTGTAGTATTTAAACTTGAGGCTTGTCTACCAACTGCAGTATTACTATAGCCTGTAGTATTATCTGTTAAAGTATAATGTCCAATAGCTACATTACTAGAAGCTGTAGTGTTATCGTATAAAGCACTCCGACCTATTGCAATATTTTCAGCTCCTGTAGTATTAGTAAATAATGCACCTTGACCAACAGCTACGTTATTACCTGCAGTTGTATTAGAAGATAAAGATGAAGCACCAACTGCAACGTTGTAACTACCTGTCGTATTTGCATCTAAAGTATTAGTTCCAATAGCTACGTTTTGAGCACCTGTAGTATTAGCAACTAAGGCATGTTCACCAAAAGCACAGCCATCATAACCTGTGGTATTAGCTTGTAATGCATACCCACCAACAGCAGTATTATTAGCTCCAGTTGTAGTATACTGCAATGCACCATATCCAACAGCAACATTCATTGAGTCAACATTGCTGGCAGGATTCATGGTGTAAAGAGCACCATAACCTACGGCTACATTTCGATCTCCTACAGTATTTGTTTTAAGAGCTTCATATCCAAGAGCAGTATTTCTATCTCCTGTAGTGTTACCATCCATTGCACTTCTACCTACAGCTGTGTTATAAGAAGCCGTAGTATTTGAATCCAATGCTGCTTTACCAACAGCTGTATTACCAGCTCCTGTAGTATTAGTTAATAATGTACCTTTACCTATAGCTGTGTTATCTGAAGCAGTAGTATTAGCTTCTAAAGCTTTAAAACCTAAAGCTACATTATAATCACCTGTAGTATTTGCATTTAATGAGTTATTACCGATTGCAACGTTTTCAATTCCTGTTGAATTAGTATATAATGCATAACCACCAACAGCAGTGTTCTTCTGACCAGTAGTATTATTCAATAATGCTTGTCTTCCTAGAGCAGTATTATGGTCTCCAGTAGTATTACTGTCTAATGCATTAACACCTACTGCAGTATTAGAAGCACCTGTGGTATTGTCATTTAAAGCATTATACCCAACACCAACATTATATTCACCAGTAGTATTAGCTTTCAAAGAATAAGCACCCACACCAACATTGGCAGATCCTGTAGTATTTGAAGTTAATGCTTCTTGCCCTATAGCAGTATTAGTGCTTGCAGTTGTATTAGATTCTAATGCTTCATTACCAACAGCAACGTTATACTGCCCTGTAGTATTATCATGCAAAGCCTTAAAACCAAAGGCATTGTTTCTTCCACCTGTTGTATTTGTAGTTAATGCTTTATAACCTATACCAGTATTGTAATCAGCAGTAGTAGCTGCATCTAAAGCAAAAGTACCTAGAGCAGTATTTCCTGTTCCACTGGTATTATTCATTAACGCTGCTTTACCTACAGCAGTGTTTTCACTAGCAGTATTATCTTCTAAGGCTTGATATCCAACAGCTGTATTACTATTGGTAGTTGCATTAGCAAATAATGCATGGGAACCTACAGCAGTGTTTGTTTCTCCTGTAGTATTAGTCTCCAGTGCTCTCTTACCAACACCCGTATTGTGATCTGCTGTAGTGTTATATTGCAGAGCACTTTCTCCAACTGCAGTATTATTATCTCCAGTAGTGTTTGATTGAAGCGCAGCAGAACCTACAGCTGTTATAGAATCACCAGTTGTATTAGATTTACCAGCCCAATAACCAAAGCAAGCATTATTACCTGCTGTTACTGATGCACTTAAGGCATAATGTCCAACGGCTGTGTTATGAGAAGCAGTTGTATTTACTGCTAAAGCAGCTCTACCAATAGCTACGTTATTAGATCCAGTAGTATTATCATTTAAAGCCCCTTGTCCTAAAGCAGCATTTGAATTACCTGTTGTATTAGCTTCAAGAGAATTATGCCCAACGGAAGTATTTCTTTCTCCAGTTGTATTTGCAGTTAATGCAGAAGTACCAACAGCTGCATTATAAGACGCAGTAGTATTAGAGTTTAATGCGTTACGTCCAAGAGCTGTATTATAGTGTCCTGTAGTATTATCTTCTAAAGCACCAACACCAACAGCTACATGGTCAGCACCTGTAGTAGTAGTTTGCAAAGCATCTCTACCAATACCTACATTGTTAGATGCTGTAGTATTAGCTTCTCCACATTGAGAACCTAAGAAAGTATTATTATCTCCAGTAGTAATTGCTGTACCAGCATTATATCCAAATAATGAGTTGTGATTGGCATCAGTACCAGTGAAACTATCTCCAGCATTATCACCTACTGTAGTATTATATTGAGCATCAGTTAAATCAATAACAATATCATCTGCTGTTAATTTACCTGTTACTGTTACACCTGTTGAATCTACTTTTAAATGTGCATTACCACCAGCTACTAAAGCTACTTGGTCTGCACCTGGACTATATAGACCTGTATTTGCATCTCCCGTGAATTGTATTGAGGCATCTGATGTAGATCCTGCTGCAAGAGCACTATTAGATCCATCTTCCCGCATTAACGGGAAACCTCCATTTGTTGAACCGTCTTGTACGACGACTGTTTTTTTATCGGTATCTACTGTAACTTCTCTTGCTACTCCATTAAATGAAGAATGCTCAGATGTAGTACCACCTCTAAACTGTACCTGTGTTGCCATAATTAAATTCCTGCGTAGTTGTAAGTTGAGCTTCCTTCACTCATAGTTAGTAGTGTGTTTGATGTTTCACTAGTAAATACTGCACCTGCTCCTGTATCAGTTATTAGACCAAAGTCTGCATTAGCATTGATATTATAAGGAGCTGATTGGACTTGAGTGTATATACCAGCTGCTGCTACTTTATGAGCTTCTGCTGTTGTAGCACTAGCTGCAGCATTTGTAGCGTGTGTGGGTGCATTATTTATATTAGTAATATTATCGGCACAAGTACTCATACTAGATACATTTGAGGTGGTGGCCAATGTATCCATATCATTAAGTACAGTAGCAACAGCTAAAGTATTCATATCTGATACTACATCAGCAGTACCAAGAGTATTTAGATCTGCCACTACGTCAGCAGGGCCTAAAGTATTCATATCTGCTATAGCATCAGCTGTTCCTAACAAACCTATTTGTGTTGTCTTACCAGCTACTGAAGTTACATCACTAGATATACCAGCTACAGTTGTTACATTTGAACTAACTCCTGCAACTGTTGTGACATTTGAATTATTACCAGCAACAGTAGTTACATTAGCTTGGATACCTGCAACAGTACCTATATTAGTTACAAGATTACTTGTATCAGCAATGATAGCCATATCAGCTATAACAGCTGAATCACCAAGTAATGCCATATCAGCAACACAAGACGCAGTACCTAATAGGTTCATGTCTTCAACTATAGCAGTAGTACCTAAGGTATTCATGTCTGCTACAGCATCAGCTGTACCTAGCCTTCCTATTTCAGTTATTTTACCAGCAACACTTGTTACTTCTGTAGCATTCGGTACAAATCTATGGAAAGTATATGTATTTAATGTAGATGTTGTCTCTACTAACATACCTAACCCAGCTGCATATGTTGTACTAGCAGGGAAACCTGTTACAGTAACTACACTGCCTCCAAGAGTACCATTCTGTATTCCTACTGATCCACTACCGTTTGTAGTAAATGAGTTTGAAAAAGATTTGATACTAACTATTGTACCAGCACTATTATTGACATCAGGGTTAGTATTAGGGAAACTTAATTCATTAGCAATCGCTACAAAGCCACCTACATCATCTACAAGATCTACAATACGTGCATCTATAGCAGCAGTAGTTGCAACTTTATTATCAGCTGCAGCCCAAGTTTCTCCAGATTGTATTTCTTCAGCACTAGCTAAGTTATAGAATCTTGCATCAGCTTCTGCTTCAGTATAATATCTAGTATCTAGTTGACCAGCATTGAGCTCTGCTTCAGTATAATAACTTTCAGCTAAGCTACCAGCTTCAATAGAATTAGCAGCAATCTTAGCATTAGTTATTTGACCATCTTTTATATCATCTGTCTGAATAGTATTGTCAGCAATCTTTGCTGAAGTAACAGCATTATTAGCAAGGTTAGTTGTTCCTACCCCGCCTGCTCCTATATCAGTTGAAGATATAGCACCATCTAATATTTTAGCAGATGTAATAGCTCCATCAGGAATCTTAGCTGTTGTTACATTACCGTCTAATATCTTAGCAGTAGTAACAGCATTTGATGCTAGCTTTGGTCCTGTAACTGCTGTATTCTCTATTTCATCAGTTGTTACAGCATCTGTAGCTAACTTATCAGATGTTATAGCACCTGTACCAATATTACTAGCAGCTATAGTTATATCAGTTGGAAGTGTACCACTAGCTAATTTAGCCATCGTGATACCGTTATCAGGTATCTTAGCAGTTGTCACTGCATTATTAGCTATATCTCCTGATTCAATAGTACCATCTGCAATCTTAGCAGAAGTTATAGCACTATTAGCTATATCTCCTGTAGCTATAGTCCCATCTAAAATCTTTGCAGATGTTATAATACCATCTCTTATATCTGCTGTTTTAAGTTGTTGTCCTTGTACTTCTTGTGCAGCATATAATATCTGTGTTTTATTATTATTTAAATCCCCAGCTCTGATAGATGATCCTGCAGCAAATGTTGCCTTGGATGTGTCTACATCAGTTTCTCTATAAATATGTATTGCAACGTTATTACCTGGAGTATAGTTTGTGGGTGATGTTTTAAAAACTATATTTGTACCAGTAACGTCATAATGTGTTCCTTCAGTTTTTGGTGCGCCATCCCAAGTGACCTTGATATCTGACGTCTTATAATATGGAAATGTGTACGCGTAACTAGTGGTGGAATTATTACCCGTATAAAAATGTTCAGTTGTTACGGTCATATTTTAATATTTAATACAGGCTAAAAGAGCGAAGTTTCTTGGTCTTGCTTCTGTTCCACCTTCATTACTTTGAGAGATTGTTGTAGTTGCTGTATGGTTATGAGTATCACTAGCATTCAACTGAGCTGGTATATCCCAACCTGGAATACCTCCTGGGTTTCCATAAGGACTTGTTTCACCATCTGTTGAATCACCATCTTGGGTAAAACCAAATACTCTGTTATCATCTAGTTTTGTATCATGTGTATGTGTATCATTAGCAATACTTGTTGTAGCACTTACAGAGTGACCATGAGCTTTGTTTTGATCTGCTTGAGCACTTCTAATAGATCTACCAGCATCTACACCTCTACCATCATCTAATCCTCTTATAAATTCACCACGTAAATCAGGTAATGTACTACCTACTACAGCATATAATTCACTAAAGTTAGCAGTAATACCTTGTGTTGTACCACTACCATTTGCAATGCCATCTCCATTGGCTTTTAAATAGCCTGCAGGAGCTGTTGAACCAGCATACCATATGACAGTACCAACAGGGTTAAATCCCCCTGGAGTTACTTTAGCACGTGTTACAGCTTCATCAATAAGCTCAGCTGTATTAACACTATCATCTGCCATCTTAGCATTAGTGATAGCATTAGTTTGTATGTGACTTGTTTTAATAGCATTATCTGCTACTTTATCTACTGTAACAGCATCATTCACTAATTCATTAGTATCAACGCTATTATTAGCCATGTTAGCTAGTTCAACAGAGTTAGCATTTAAACTCCAATCAGTTGAACTATTAACACTGACATCACCTTTGTTACCTAAAGTAAATGATACCGAAGTATCTTCTTTTAATGTACCAAATTCTTGTGCAGCATATAATAATTGGGTGTTATTATTATTTAAGTCTCCAGCTCTAATTGAACTACCTGGTACATAAGTAGCTTCAATGGCATCTATATCAGTATCCCTAAAGAGACGGATAGTTGCAGCTGGAGAAGTAGGTGGAGCTGTATTGAAAATAACAGTGGTGTGGCCTGATATTTCATCTATGGTGTAATCATTCGTTACCGTTTGAGTTACACCATTTAATTGTACTTTTATATCAGTCCTTGCTAAAAACGGGAAGCCAACTGTAAAGTTTTTGTTACCTCCTACCGTTTGGGTATGACTGTTTTCTGTTATGTAAGCCATTATTTAGCAATGTTTAGTGTTTTAGTTAAACCAGAGTCTTCGTAAAGTTGGTCTAAGTCACCAGCTTCTTGGTTATATTCTGAATTAAGTTTTTCATATTCACGATTTCTGATACCAGATAGTATAGGTTCTGGTAAATTATTCTCAGCTAAACGTTTACAATTTTCATATGATCTTTTAAGACGAGTGAATATTTGTTGATACTTACCGCTATCTAATATTTCAGATGAAATCATACCTCTACGTTGAGCTTGTATAATATTTTTAAAACCTCTATATACTGTACCATCGGGGCCAGTATAAGTAAGCCTAGCAGCATCTTTCATTATTTCATTTATATCTTCTTTATATAAACCCATTTCACCCATTTTAGAATTAATAGCAGTGATTTCATGATTCTCTAAGACAACACCTCTTTGACTTACTCTCATATTAGGTGAATTATTGAACTCTATATCAATTAAGAATTGTCTTTCTTTAGAAGGTCTAGAAGTAATTTTTAGTGGTCCTCTATTCCATACTCTTAAGAACCAATTATCTTCTTTACCAATCTCTTGTCCATCAATAGGGTCCACTACAGAAGGTAAAGCTCGTTCAGGATCAAAAGAATCTAGCCAAGCATTTCTATTTCTTAAATGATCTTTTAATTCTGATCGTATTTGACGTAACTGAGGATACATGATTTTACCTATTTCATTCCTTAAGCTACCTAGAGGCGCAAAATTATTACCAAATGATGTTGCCCATCTAGAAGCAGCTGCACCGTTACCTTGTAATACATCAAACATAGGTTCTAATTGTGATAGAACTGATCTATTAGTAACAGCTGAGCCTAATACAAATGTCAATTTATTAAATAGGTCTTCCTGTATCCCAGAAGATAAACTATCAAAGTTATCAATAACATCAACTGTTAAAGATAACCAGTCACCTATTGGACCCATCCATTCATAGCTAATTTGTTTATTAGTTCCTGGGGCTTTACATGATTTAGGTTTCCATCCACTTCTAATGCGTTGTTTCTGTACTGCTTTATTATAATGTCCTGTACCTGTGCATCTATCGTTAACCATAGCCATTCCAGCCATAGTTACAGCTAGGCTTCCTATGGCAGCTTTACCTTTAACTTCATATCTAAGAGTCTCAAAAGTATCAAACATAAACTCATCAATTGGTTTACCTTTACTTTTTAAAATCTCAGCAATTTCATCTACAGAGAAATCTGTGGCTTTTTTAATACCTAATGGACCCCACATTCTTTGATAATCAGCAGATAATACACCAGCTGGACTCCACTTACCAAATGTATCTATAACATTAGCAGTAGTCTTAGGGAACCATATGAATGATCTAGCAGCAGGGAATCGTTTAATGAATTCATTCATCCCTTCTGTGATAGGTGAGTTAGCATTAAGTGCTATTTCACTTGTTGAGAAATCTACAGCATCATTTTTAATCATCCCATTAGCATCTACAAATGTTTCATAGATTTCATCTGTTGCTTTTTTAAAGCTTGCTTCAGTTATTTCATCACCTGATTGAGCTAATTTATTGAATGCACGGTATTTAGCTTCTGTACTAGCAAGTACTGATTTAGAGAATCCGTCAAGTGCTGACATAGCATTACCACCGAATCTGAGAACAGGGTCTCTAGCTAAAGCATCAAGATCATCATAGACACTAAGCATCATTAAACCACCATCTTCACCATTTTCAGAAGCAGCAAATGCCCAAGATCTAAGTGCATCTAAACCTCTAGCTTCTTGAATAGCAATATCATCACGCATTATATAATTGACTTCTTTAGGGTTAGTAGAAGCTTTTCTGAATACTAATCTTAAATGATCTGTAGCTTTTTGTAAAGTATCATCTAATGAGAAATGAGCTACCATAGCTTTCTTAGCTTTAGCAAGATCACCTTGTAATACAGCTCCAGTAACCGTAGCAGCACCCTTACCTAATAAACCAGTTAAGTTACCTACACCAGCATTAAGAGGTGTTGACATAGCTGATAATGCAGAGTTAAATAAATTACTCCACATAGCTTTATTAATTATAGAAGGTACATTAGGATTACCATCATATATAGCTTTTTTAAATGTTGATAAGTTATCACCAGCCCAATTATGTAATTTCCATAATTTATCTACATCACCATCAGTAAATTCATTAGCTAATAGTAATGGTCTAAGGAATTGGGGGTTTTCTCTAGCTACTTGTTTTAATGTACTAGTCCACTCTTTAGCTTTAGGTATAATCTCTGTTAATTTAGAATTAGAACCTTGTAATATTGTATCAGCAGTAGCATTGATGATTTCTTTATCACCTGTTTCAACAGCATCTTTCCAATTTCTCATATTAGAAAGCATAGTCCCAGCTTCAAAATTAGCAAGCCCTTTCTCTACTGTTAGAACTTCTAGACGATCAGCCATAGCATCTACAGTTCTAAGAACCGAGATATTATCTTCCATCAATCTAGCACCTTCTGAGAAGTCTGCTACTTGACCAGCTTCTGAAGTTAATAAGTAAGCTCTAGCTTTTTGTACATCTAGATCAGCTAGTTGTGTTTTCAAAGCTTTGACAGCTGCATTAATACCTTTCTTACCTGTAAGTCTAATTGCTGAACCATCTATAGATCTTTTAAACTCATCTAAAATGCCTATAATTTCATCAGTAGAGACTCTAGGATCTAATATTGTAGCTGCTAGTTTCTTACCTGCAGCATCTATCATCTTAGCTGAGATTGTTTTATTGTTTCTCAGTCTCTTACTAACAGGTCCAGCTTTTTTTATTTGATCAGAAAGTTCAGATACAAGTGTTCTATTAGATAGATTTTCTAATTCAATGCCTTCCATTCTTGTTGCTTCATGTACAAGATTACCTATACGCCCCCAACTAGAATCTATATTATTTTGTATTTGAGCAGCGTCTGCGCCTGCTCCTATAATACCATCAGCATCTTTTGTTCTAACTAATGTCTCACCTTCATCGAATTGATTCCAATCAATAGCAGGTCGATCTGTTCTTAAATAATATTCATTAATATCTCTTAATGCTTTTTCTTTTCTAGCATAACCTCTAAGTACATTATCCTCTATTGCTGTATCAGAGAATTTAATATCAGTAAATTCATCTCCAACTTTAACTTCTTTACCACCTTCACCAATGAATTTAGAAGCACGTTTAATACTTCTACCACCTTTAATAAGGAAACAAGCACCTTCAACTACACCAGCAAGTACGTTAAATATAGCACCTTCTGCTACATTCTTAGCACGTTTTTCACCTGGACTATCATCAACATTTGTAGCCCAACTATCAGGTATCCATTGATAAGTTTTAGGAAAGTAGTCTTTTAATATACCAAAGACATTATCGTCTTGTTGGTTCTGTTTAGCTACATAATCTACAGCAGCACCAGTACCTACATCAGCACCAAACTTAGAAAACCATTGGAATGATTTACTGTTACCTAGTCTTTGTAACCAAGGTGCTGCTTGTCCTGCAGCATGTGCTTTAGCACCATATTGTAATAGTTTAGCTCTAAGCCCTAATGATGGTATTACAAGACCTGATATATTACGAAGAGCTTGGACTGTATCATTTTCATATTTAGGTAGTTTAGGTATTTGAACACCACGACCTACTTCTAAAAAGTTAAGTGTGTCTATAAATGTATCTGCTACACCTACAACAGGTGCTAGACCTTCGTACATACTCCTAGCTGTACCTTCAAGTGAGTCTTGAGCATAACCTATAACTCCAGGTCTAGTTGGGTCTCTACCTTCATCTATGCGATCTTGGTAGACTTGAGTCATACTTCGGATTCCTTCCGAAGGTTGTTCTTGATTGATCTGTTCTTGAGTATCCGTAGGTACTTCTTCAGCTGAATCAAGTTTAAGTTTTTTTAATCTCTCAAGTTCTGCATCCAATTCTGCATCAGACATAGATCCATAATCGAGATTATTTACTGTTTCCATAATTAACCTATGTCTGAATTTACATTAGTAAGATCACCTTGATGTGTATCAGGAGGCGTCCACTTTCTACTTTCTTTTTCAATCTCTATTTGTTTTTCTATTTCTTCTATTTCTGCTACTGTAGGTACATAAACATTTTGTCTTATACGATCTAATGTTCCTAACGCAGCTGCTGTTCTCCTTAATAAATTAGGAGACATATTATTTGGCCCTATAAATTCCCAAGCATAAATAAGTTCACCATCTTTGACTTCAACTAATCTATCACGTATTGTAACATCACCAGTTGGTAAGTCGATTTCTTTTACTAATTTCGGTAAATCTATAGCTTTCATTAATGGGTCTTCTTTATCTAAAGTTTTAATTAAAGCTTCTGTTTGTCTTTGAAGTAAGATAGAAGGTTGAATACCTAAAGCATGGGCTTTTATTTGTAATTCTTCAGAGTAAAAAACTTCACCTCTATTAACTGTATAAGCTCCTACAATATCATCCCTAGTTAAAGTGGATTCAGGTGTATCTATAAAAGTATCTACTACAGTTTTCCCTGGTACTGGGTTTTTCGAAGCTTCAAGTAATCCAGCACTAAGATTTCTAGTATATCCCTCTAGGTCTAAGGTATCTTCTGTTCTTGAGTATCCGGTTTTTCTAGTAGCTTCTATTTGACCATAACGAATTGCTGCATATTTTGGATATTTACCTCTTTTGTTAGGTGAGAATTTGCCTCCATAATTAGGGTCGTTTTCCTTACCTTTACTAAAGAAACCTTCTGACGTCAACCAATCTCTCCATGCTTTATCAGCTAATTCTTTAGCAAAAGGTTGATTAGGATCTTGGTTCATTAAAAACCAATTACGTTTAGCAACAATTTCATCAACCATATGAACTAATTCACCACTTAATTCTGAATCTTCTTTTAGAGTTTTATCTAAACCTTGATCAATAATTAAAGTTTTAACTTGTTTTGTGGATTCTTGTCTATTAGGAGCTTTAACAGTTTCTAATATTTTAGTTTCTGATTTATATTGAGCTAATAGTTCATTTCTTAAATCATCATTTGTTATTGCATTGATTTCAGCTAACATACCAGTATCATTACCTAAAGATCCTCTCATGTCTCCAGTCATATACCTTTCAAATGGTTTACGTTGTAGATCATAAGCTTCTTTAGTATTATTACCTTGGCTGTAACCTATAGATCTTTTATAAATATCATCATTTTTATCACCACCAGCATTAATAAAAGCATTCTGTGCTACATTTACTTCTCTTAATGAACCTTCTCCTGCTCTATATGCAGCATCAGCATTAATAATATTTTGTTTCTTCTTAGCTATATCACTATTTATAGCTATATTAGAAGCTTCAGTTATACCAGATTCTATTTGATCCCATTGTCCTTGGTTTAACATTATATTAGCTGTATCACCTGAAGGATGTCCTATAATATTACCACTTCTTAATCCTTGAAATTCAGTGAAAGTCAATTTACCAGTTCTAGCTAAAGCATATAATTCATTACCTACTTTTTCTTGAGCATGGCTTCTAGCTTCTTCAATCTGTTCTTTCGAATAACTACCTCCTTCTGGTATTTGAAATGTAGCTAATTTATCATTTTTAACTTCTTCTACTCGACTTTGGAATAAAGAAGATAGCTCATCACCATTATTACCAGCAGCTCCCCATGTAACACGAGCTGTATCAATTCTCTCTGAGAATAAAGCTGCACCTTCAGTTAATATTTTAGCATTAAATGCATTATTATTTACACCTTGAATAGTCCTAGATTGACGTTGTACTTCAGGTGCTAATAAAGCTCCAGCTGCCTCAGAAGTTAATTTATAATCTTTACCATATTGAGTGACAAACCATTCAGAATAGTGACTAGCATCAGGATTATCTTCTATCCATTTTCTAGCTACTTTGCCTTCTTCTGTACCATCTATACTCTTTATATATTTATCGTATTCAGCTTTACCGTTTCTAGCTAGTTGGCCTATCTGCCATTCTTGTATTCTTAATGATTCACCTGGACCAGCTTCTTGTAATTGTTTCTTTAAACGAGGTGTTATCTTTTGCTTTGCTAAAAAATCTTCCCATGATAAACCTTCTTTATATATCTCCCTTTTGGATTTTTTATATTTAACATATTCTGCTAAAACTTCTTTATCTTTTTTAGTTATAACATTAGCTCGCATCTTATTTTCCATCTCGACAGCTTTTTTTGTCTTCTTCTTTTCCTTTCTTTCTCCCCATTTATCTGCAGCACCTTTTACAGCTGTAGCAGTCTGCATAGCTTGGTTAAGTGTTTTTAAAAGAGCAACACCTGAATCAGCTTCTTGTATTTGTTTAGAATGTTCGAGTTGATCTCTTAACCATTGCTCTGTTTGTCTTGATTGACGTTTATATACTTTACTTAATGGTTCAGTAAAATCTGTAGGACCAGTAGGTATGTAAAAATTTCTTACCATTATACTACCTCCTTAAATTGTACATCAATGAGATCATAACGAACACCTTCGTAACCATTAGGCATTCTAACAACAGCTTTAGGGAAGATTTTTTTAACTTCATCAGACATAGTACCAATGTACTGCTTTACTTTACCAATGTAGTTAAACTTATAAATACCTAAACCAGAAATTGATTCACCTATCTTTTGTATATTTTCTTTTAATTCTCTATCACTGAAAGCTGCAAACATAGTAGCTGCAGATGTACCTATACCTAATGCATCTTGGAAGGCAGCCATACCAACATTCTGGAATACAGGTTTTGGAGGTGCCATGTCAGGGTTCTTGATAAATGCATTTTTTGCAAACATATCTAGTTGTGATGCTCTAGTTCTAGCAGCTTCTGCTCCACCTTGTCTAGACATATCCCTGGCTCCTTTAATTAAAGCATTAACTTGATCGTTACCTTTCTTTAAATACTGCCCAAGTTCAATAGCACTAATTCTATCTCTAGATCTTCCAAGCTGTCCTGCAGCTTTCATTTGATCACCTTTGTTTTCTTGCAAGAAAGTCTTCCAATCTTCTTGACTTTGGGAGAACATTGCATCAATAGCTTCTCCATGTTTCTCTTGTATACCTGAGTATACATTAGCTAGTGCAAGGTTACTGTCATCAATACCTTGCTCATATTGCATACGCTCAACATTAGTCATGCTAAGTGTTTGCATCCATTCACGCTCTCTAGCTTCGAGCTTGAATTCATGATTGCGTAGCATCGCCTCGTTGGCGGCTTTAGCTCCTGCTCCTAAACACACGGCAAAATTCTATAAAGGATAAATTGTTAGGTCCATGTTTTAATTCCCTTAGAAATTTGAACCCTAGGAATTGTAATAATTTTAAATGGACCTTGTTTCGTTTATCAACAATGTTCCACAATAACTTCTCTTGTCTACCTTCTACATAACGCTTCGCTTCTCTAGCAAAGGTTAGTGGGTAGTCATGAATAGCGGGTGTACATAGCATCCAGATTTGTCCTCCAGCATCGACTCCAGCCATACCAGCAGTCTTGCCGTTAGGCACTACGAAGTATACGCAAGAGGGTTTTTGAACGGCATCTACTAACGCTTCTGTGGAATCTATCCCGTGACCTTCTTCGACCTCTAGTCGGTCAGCAGGGAGTAGATTAGAGGCTACTTCTAAGGCAGCCTCCATTGTGATTGGG